CGCCGTTTCCCCGTGACCGGTGCGGGATGGTATCGGTATATATAGGTGTTAGTTCGCGGTCGCGCCTAGTACTTATCCATATAGGCGTGATCCCCGGCGACGTTGTGCGCCGCACGCCGGCGGCGTGCCGAACGTGGCGGGATGGGGACTAGGCAGGGCGCCGGCGCCACTAGGTGGCGTGGTGCTGGCGTGCTGGCGTCGGCGTGGCGGGCGTGGTGGCGGGGACACTAGGCGGGTTGTTGGGTACAGGGACGGGGGCGCCATTTCGGAGGAAGCAAGGTTAAACGCGGGGGATCCTGACCCCCTATAGACTAGTACCCGTTCTCGAAATACAGAAAAAAGTGACTATGCACATGGGTAACCTGGCTGTGGCAACTGGCAGCGACTTGGCTGAGGAGGGATGGGGGGCTACTTCGGAGGCAGACCAGGAGTTCCTTGACCTGCTGGCGGCGGAGCAGGACAACCGTTTATTCAGTGACGGGCGAGATTTGTATGAGCGGGTGTGTTTGCTATTGGCGATGGGGAGGAATTACCGGCGTTTATACCGGGAATTAAGTCCAGAGGAGCCTCTAAGCCGGCACGCGGGGCACACGTCGGTAGTTTTCTCACGGGTATGGCGGACGAGCCGACCTCGCATCATGGAATTGAGGAAGAAGAACACGCGGGACATGATGGGGTTTCTGGATGAGAATGCGCCGATAGTGCATGATGTACTGGAGCGGGCGCTCTTAGGAGGGCCGGGGGCGCCCAGTAAGATGCAGGTGGACGTAGCATTCAAGTTATTCCACCAGCGTTACGGGAGGCCGACGCAGAGGATAGCGCATGAGCACAGTGGGGGGATCACACACGAGCATCTCCGGGACTCTGAGCAGTCCCTTGTTGCAGCATTTGCCGCCCTTGCATCTCCAGACCCCGTCGAAATTATTGATACGGAAGTTGTCGCGGTGGAACCTGGCGAACCAGTGGTTGGAGAGGATGAACGTACCGGACATGCCGCCGTTCGTCCCGAGCCCGGAGCAGTGGCCGGTAATACTTGATGAGGGGCGGGAGCGATTGGTGGCCGGTGGGGAGGGATCGGGGAAGAGTCGGGTGGGGGCGCAGGAGTTGTTCGGGATGGTGGAGCCGGGCGAGCTTTACTGGTTGGGGGGAGAGACCTACGACGATACTTTGCGGGAGTTCGAGTATCTGAGGGCGTTATTTGAGTCGGTGGGGGCGATTGATTCGACACGGGGACCGACCAAGGACGGCTGGGAGATAGATCTTAAGGCGCCGTTTAAGGGGACGCGCATCCGCCCGCGGCTAGCCTCCGACGTGCGCAAGATCGCGTCCTACGCGCCGAAGGGGATACTGATCTGCGAGGCGGCCAAGGTGTCCGAGGAGGCATTTCACCGATTCCGGGGCCGCATCCGCCGCGGGCAGCGCGGGTGGGCGTTATTCACGGGTACGTTTGAGGGGAGCCTTCACTGGTACGCTGACCAGTTCACGGCCTGGCAGGTAGACGGGGCCGGCGGGACATCGTACAGCATCCCATCGTGGGCCAACCTGGTGGCTTTTCCTGGGGGAGAGCAGGACTCGGAGATACAGGCGCTGCGCAGTTCGATGCCGCATGCGCGATTCATGGAGCGGCATGCGGGCACGCCGGTGCCGCCCAGCACGCTGGTTCACCCGGAGTTCGATCCGAAGATACATGTGGGCAACCATGGCTTCAGGCCGGCGCAGCGGCCCAGTGACGGGAGTAGCCCGGAGCGCTGGCCGGTGGAGCTGGCGATAGATCCCGGCGGGCTGGTGTATGCGGTTTACGCGGTGCAGCGGGACGGTGACAATATATATATACGAGATGAGATATACGCCACGCCGCCGCAGTCGGTGGCGGAGAGGGTGATTGCGGAGTGCCGGTCGCGTCCCTGGTGGAAGAATGTGACGGGTGGCGTGATTGATGTGGCGGGATCGCAGCACCACGGGATGCAGAGCCAGGTGGATATCTGGGCGGCGCAGACGGGTATCGGGTTGCGGCGGGCGTTCTGGCGGATCAATGAGGGCATCGACCGCATGAGCACTTTCCTGCGAGATCCGGCACGAGAGGTGGCGGTTAACGAGGAGGGAGAGCCGCTATATACAGACGGGCAGATGGCGCGGCTGTTTATAGATCGACGCTGCCAGAACCTGGTGAGAGAGTTCCGTTTGTACCGCCGCCCGGACGTAAAGTCGGGACGGGCTACGAAAGAAGTGCCTATAGATGCTCACAATCACGGCATAAAGGCGATATCCTATTGGCTGTTAATGTCCTTCGGCCCTACTGGACGCCTGCGGCGCCGGGCCTACGACCTCATCTGGAGTGCGTAATAGATGGCGTGGGAACCGACAAAAGACTACGTTCTTGACCTGAAGAACGATCTTGGGGATCGTTACCGGGGGCGCAACGACCGCATCGATGGTTGGCGGGCCTTGCTGCGGGATGACGTGGAGATCAACATCCCCGAGGCGTACCGAACGACCACGAAGGACATCCGCCTGGGCCTGCCGCGCATCTGGGTGCGGCGCACGGTGGGGGTGCTGACCTCAGAGCCGTTCCAGGTCAAGGTGCCCACTCCGCCGGACCCGTCCGATACCTCGGTGCGTAACTCGGCAAGCTGCGAGCGGTTCTTAATGGCGCTGTGGCAGCAGGTGGAGCGCCAGCAGCACATGACCATTTATCACGACCTGGCGCATCACATCGCTGCCGACGGGCAGGGCTGGCTCAAGCTGGTCTACCGCCCGGATACCTGGCACGGCATGCCGGAAGTGGACCAGATGTTTGAGGAGCGCACGCAGGTAGATGAGTTGACCCCGGACGAGCAGCGAGAGTACCTGCGCCGGGTGGCGGCATGGAAGCGCGGCGCACCGTCGCCGTTTGCGATACGGGTGCCCGATCCCGCCACTATCTATCCCGTGTGGGGTGAATTCGGGCTTGATTCCATTATTGAAGTCTCGGAGCGCCCGTGGCTCCAGGCCCAGCGGATGGTCAGTAAGCTCGGCGGCCTGCCGCAGTCGGCAGATGATTCCAACGACGAGCCCGGCCTGGTGACGGTGGTGGAGTACTGGGACGCGACTTACCAGAAGGTGCTGGTGGAGATCCGGGGCGAGTGGTTTGAACTGGACGCCCACAAGCACGACTACGGCTTCGTGCCGTATTTCCATGCGCCGGGATGGAGTGAGCCTTCCACCGATCCGGCGGAGCAGCATCTGTCGGTGCTGACGCCGCTGGAAGGGCAGATCTCGTGGCTGTACACGATGCTGACGGCTAAGGGGAACCGGGCATGGCGCACGGGATACCCGACATACCAGACTGACGGGTTCGTTTCGGACCTGGACAGCGAGGACGGCTCGCCCAAGCCCTTTGAGCTAGAGATCGGCAAGGTGCATCCGCTGATGCCGGGTGCAGACAAGGGTATTTTCCCTGTGGCGCTGCCCAGCTACAGCGATGACTTCGAGCAGCTCTTCGGGGCGCTGGCATCCTCCAGTGAAGCTTCCCAGATAGATGCCTCCGCCGCCGGCGGTGGTGCCTTCTCCGGTGAGAGTGGTTACTTCCGCTCATTACGGGCACAGCTCTCGCGGGTTCCATTCGACCAGTTGGGGGAGAGCCTGGCCCGGGCCATTGCGGATTGCATGGCGCGGATGCTGGAGCTGATTGACCTGCGGGTAAAAGACGTGGTCCCGGTGAGATACAGCGAGAAGGACGTGCGGGAGTGGATCATGATTGGCCCGGACCAGATCGACGGGTACTATGCTGTTGAAGTGGTGGTAGACAGCGGCGATCCGATGGATCAGGTGGCGCTTGAGAACCATTACATGAATGTATGGCGCGGCGGGTTCATGCCCCAGCGAATAGCGCTGGAGCGGGCTGGTGTGGCGGCGCCGGAAGAGATGATAGATGAGCTGGCATGGGAGAAGATCCTATCCAGCCCGCAGATCGAGGCGTGGATGCTTGAGTACACGTTGGCCCGGATGGGGCGCACACCGCGCCCGACGCCGCAGCCGTTGCTGGGGCCAACCGGACAACCGATGATGTCAGCGGCTGAGGGTGGCGCGGCTTTTGGGGGCCGCCCCCCCGGACAGCCGTCGCAACCCGGACTGGGGCAGCCGATACAGGGGCCGGCTAACCAGCCGGGGCCGAGACAGGTACGGGTAGGACGATAATGGCGATTGAGAACCCGTTCATGGTGCCCCGCAAGCTGGATGGCACTGTGCCTGATGTCACGCATCGGCGTGGTTGGGCCGATGCGGCTGAACCAACCCGACTGACACGGTTTGCAGAGGTGGGTGCGCGGATGATCAATCGCGCCCTGGATCAAATGGGGGCCAAGGCCGATGAGCAGTACGGCACCGACCAGATCCCGTTGAATGAGATGGAGCAGTCACTGATAGAGATGTCCAAGGGCACGAGTGACCTGGAGGCAGAGGCCGGGGTGTTCGGGGTGAATGAGGTGCTGGCGGAGCGGCTTGAGACCTTCAAGCAGTCTATGGCTCCGCATATGCCGATGGAACTAACACCGCTAGATGAGGAGCTAAACCGAACGCCATGAGCGATCACAACAAGGTCGTGGGGGCCGCAGGGAGACGTTTTGACAAAGACGCATCCACGGGCAAGCCTAAACTCCAGACGAGAACAGTAAACCTGCTAGCGGCTTTCTTTGGTGTGGGACTTATATCGGAGGAGTACCAGGATCTTGTAGCGCTGTTGGAGAACAGCCCCGCGTCGATAACGGGTTTCATGGTGCAGAGGACGATTTTTGGGGATGATCAGAGCAAGGAACTCGTCTGGGATGACCTGAATGGTGTTAACAGGGATCGCTGGATAAACGTGCAGACGCTTCTAAGCCAGGCGAACACGGTATTTGACAGGGATGTAACGCAGGGTTTTTGGACGAAGGCCTTTACGGGATATGGCGAAGCAACCCTTGCGCAGGCAGGTGTGCCAGCTCCCGGAACCCAAGGGGTAGCACTTGACGCCACAGAACAGGCTGCCGAAGTCATTGGCTTCTTCTTTACGAGGCTGCTGCAAGTAGATGGAAAAGGTATTGAGGCTTATCTTCTTGACCCTGCGAACGCCGTCTCACCAGAGAGGATTGCCGCCCTCCTCGACGACTTCGAGGCGTTTACTGCCTACGTAGTGGATCCCAGCGAGAAGACGGGAATGGGGATCGTTGGTAGGGGAGCCACGGTTCTGGAAGCTACAGGCAGGTGGGAGGAAGGCGAGTGGATAGGAGACACCGGGCCGAATGCTCCGTTGTCCCTCCGCATGCTGGGTGCGCAATGGGATGTTGGGGCGGCAAAGAAAGCCGTCGAGGTACTCATAGCGCGCCTTG